CTTTGTTATAATATTGGATGCGGAGCGTTTGCAAAGTCTTCTTTGGTTAAGTTTATTAATGGTGGTCAAACTATTGAAAAAATTAAAGTTGGTTTCTTGATGTGGACTAAAGCAGGAGGTGTAGTAAACAAAGGTTTATTAAATAGAAGATTAGCTGAATACAACGAATATGCTAAAATTGCGTAACACACTTTCAACTGTATTTGGAGCGATTGTAGCTATTGCAAATGCTTGGGTAACAATAGACTGGGATAATTTTATTTGGTCTATAAATACTTGCATTAAGCTATTTTTATCGGCATTAATTGCTTTGGGTGGTTATATGACAACAATAAATCGTAAGCCTTTGAATAAAAGATAATTGCATTTGCTAAAATAATTAGTAATTTCGACAAAAAAAACTATGTACAGACCAAGACTATCCGAAACTGAATATAACCAATATCAGTTAAAAAAGCTAACGGATAAAAGAACCTATAAGTTATTTGTATTTTCTGACCCACACGGTTGGTTAGCAGACCTTAAATGCTTAAGGGTAATTAATAACATTTTACAACACAATAAGTTTGATGAAGTCTGTATCAACGGAGATATAGTAGACTTACCTTTTGTTTCCAAGCATACTAACAAACTTTTTATGGAAGGTATTCTTAAAGGATATAACGAAGTAGAAGAATTTAGATATACCGAAGAACAAATCCTTAAGCCTTTAAGACTTTCAACGGATGCAAAGATTACTATTCGTACTGGCAATCACGATGAGCGAGTTACAAAGCCTTTCTTATTATCTAAAGGTCAATTAGCACGATTAGCCATTCTTTATAAACATTTTGAAAGTACCAAGTTTGAAGAGATGCTGCACCTGGCTGAAAACGATATGGTTTACGACCCTACCGATGTGTTTAATTACTTTGATATTTTTGATATTACTCACGGATTATCTTTAACAAAAAATGCAAGTGAGAAGAATATTATTGAGTATTGGGGAAGTGGGTGTACAGGACACTCACACAGATTAGGAATGCGATACATTCGTAATAGGCATAACATTAACGCTTGGTTTGAAGTTGGATGTACCAGGTTAATGGAAGCAGTTGAGTATTTACCTACCGGTAAGATAGCGGATTGGTGTCAAGGCTTTCTTGAGGTTACTTTTAAGATTGATGGCGACAAGGTTTTATTTTTTGCTCAGCCACACGCAATAATAGATTATAAATGTGTTTATAACGGTGTTTTATATGGAGAATAAGGAAGAAGAAGTATTTGATATGACTGATGGCGAGATTTTAGAAGAACTAAAATTCTTTGTCTATTTTCTTTTTGAATTAGAAGAGAAATCACTACTTTTATTCCCAAGTTACAAGACCTTAACACAGGCACGATTAATTAAAATGATAGACACCAGGTTAGATTTTTTAGATTATGAACAAGACGAAGAGTGAGATATTAGTAGAAAGATTAAAAGAATTATACAAAGAAATAGAAATAGTACGCAGAGAATTAATAAATGAAACCAATAAAGAAAAACTAAAAGAGAAACAAAATGAAAACTATCGAAGAAATTAACCACCTTGAGAATTGCGAATGTTCTGAAGTTTGCACTAATTGCAGCGTAAAACACCAGTTTAAACCAATCGAATTAACTGGGAATCAAATTGCTGATATTATCACAAAACCTAAATACTACAAAGTAGAAATAAAAGGCGTGCCAGTAGATGTAATTGATATAGCAAATGCTTACAATTTGTCTTTTATGAAGGGTAACGCAATTAAGTATATTTTAAGAGCAGGTAAAAAGGATGCTTTGGTCCAGGACTTAAAGAAAGCTATCGAATGCCTACAAAGGGAGATTGAGTATGAAAGCGGTAAGTAGAAATATTACTCTTTTTTGGTTATCTTTGCGAAAGGATAATAATATATCTTTAGAATATGGCAAAGAAATCAAAAGAAATAAGCGAAGACTTAAATATAGAAGTAATACAAGAAATAGAGCAGGTAAACCCTTTGACTATTTCCGAGTGTTGTAAAGCTGAATACATATCTTCAGGAAGCAAAGTATATTGCTCAAAATGCAAGGCAGACTGCCGTTTAGAAAGACAAAAGAAACTAATTAAATTATGGAGTCCAAAAGCGTAATAATCCTATTGGTAGTAATTTTACTATCTTCTTCTTGCAAGTCTAAAAAGCTGGTAGAAACTACAAAAGTGGATTCCGTTATAACTATTGTTCAAAAGGTAGAATTAGCTACTGATTCAAGCGATATTGAAACAACTGAAGAAATAGCTTATATTTTTGATACATTAGTAAACCATCAGGTTACACCTTTAGAAGCTATTAGAGGCGATTACAAGTACAAACTCAAGGCAATCCATATAAAGAGGCACATCAAAGAAAGAAAACGCTTACAGAGCCTTAAAATCGATAAGAAAGAAAACAAGGCTATAAAGGTGGATAAAACCACTATTCAAGAAGAGAAGCCAAAAGGGAATAACACTTTATTCTTAATATTGGGTATTGGAGTGGTTGTTTACCTTATCCTAAAAAAACTTTAAAAATAATTTCTTTGATTATCAGCAAGTTACGATTTGCTTTAGCATTTTTTAAAGAAATGTTTTGAATATTAATTCTTAATTAAGATATTCGCTTATCGTTTAAACCCAACGATACCAAAATTATGAATACTTCAATCGCAAATCAAATTAGAAAATCAGCAAAAAACAATTCTTGGTCAAATGTTAATCAATTAATTGAGAATTTAGGTTTACAATTAGAACTTGTACAGGATTTAGCATTTTGCAAATTATGGATTGTAAAAAATAACACAGAAATACATTCTATTAGTAATACTATTGATTATGCTAATAATGGAAATGCAAGTGTAAAATTCAGCTTTAATAACTAAAACCAAAAGGGGTGCAGCATCCTACACTGCATATAAAACTATGTTCAACTACCAACAAGAACCATCATTTGAGCAAGGCTTAAAAGATGCAATTAACAAGCTAACTAATCAGCTACCAAGTGTACAAAAAGACCCTTATCAATCAAGGCAAGTACACGCAAGAATTCAAGTATTTAAAAGAGCCTTACAATTATTAGATGATTTACCAAAAACAACAAGCAGCAGCAATTAAGTCGCTTTGCGTAGGGGAGACTATGCAAGTAGACAAACGAGAAGGCAACCGAATCCGAGCCTTACTATCGTATTACAAAACTTATAACGGCAAGACTTATTCTTGCAAAGAATTAACCAAAAATTGTTTAACCATAACTCGCAAAAAATGAAGAAGTTAAAAAATCCAATTATCCAAGATATTAACATAGTTGAAATAGACTATCAAAACACCTATTATACCGAATACACCGATGGTTTTATTATTTACCACCATAGATTCAAACAAGCAGACCTACGCTTTTGGGTATTAGAAAACTACGATATCTCAAGAGGTCAAGTTAAAATAGAATTAGACCCTACAAGTATGGAGCAAGCAGAAAATCCTATTTACTTTACTCAAGATGTAGAAGAGTTTATTAACGAGAATTACGAAGAATTGATTTTAGCAATCTTAAAGCAACCAGTGCTGGCTTGTCAATCTACTTTAGGTAGTGCTATTTATAACATTTGTAGACCGCAGTAATATGATAGACTTAAATGAGATTATCCAACTTCAAAAGGAAGTTATAGAAAGTTGCGAAAACATAATTGCCTTACAAAAAGATAAGGAAAAAATTATGCAAGATATGATAGATAGTTTAACTGAACAATTAAATTCTCTAATTGATTTATGTAAAGAGGTAGTAAAATGAGCATTATAACCGTACACAAATTTATTAATAATCCACCGAAGGAGAGTAAGCTGGATAAGTTAAAAAGGCTTTATAGACAAACATTAGAAGATGGTAATTACTGCAAATCAGTCCAGGCTATGTATCTTATAAATAAAGTTAAAGAAGCTGAAATACAAAGAGTTACAAACGATTACGAGCATCACATTTCGAAGCAAATAATTAAAAATAATTACCTTAATT